TGTAGCAGCTATGTGTAAGGCGTATAAACTTCAACCTGCGCCAGATGTTGCTGCGCATTTCGAATGGGCTCCAAGTCGTAAGATTGATCCTTGGGGTGGCAATACTTCTACCCCTGGATTCCCATATACTGGTCCATTTGAATGGCTAATGAATGGTTTCCGTAATGGCGTAACCGGTCGAATGGCTGGCGGTTTACCACCCGTACAAGGAGGAGATGACGTGCTATATCGTATTGCTATCAAGAGAGATAATTCTGTTCCAGTGGATCAGCGAGCCAATGCTAAATTCGTCGGTATGATAGATCCAAATGGTCTTGGTCATACTATTTCATGGGTTAGAACTGAGGCGGAATACAATCAATATAAGACATTGAAAGCTCCGGAGCGAGAATTGTTTATGGCAGATCTCCAAGGTTTGATTTTGCTTGGCCCACTTCCGACCGGTGACTCGTTGCACACTTGGACTGGGCAAGAGTTTGACTTACATGTATCTTAATTGAAAGGAGGCTAAATGGCTGCTAAGCGTCGCCCAATCCGGGCACCAGCAACAACAGATGAAGGTAGAGAAAGTCAATTGGTCTCCCTTGCAATAGATCTGGCTGAAAAGCAGCTATCCGAAGGTACTGCATCTTCACAAGTTATTACTCATTATTTGAAACTGGGTTCCACAAGAGAAAAGCTAGAACAAGAACGTTTACATCGTGAAAATGTTCTGCTTGACTCAAAAGTGGAAATGTTAGCATCGGCTAAGAAGGTTGAAGAGCTATATGCTCAAGCTTTGAATGCTATGAGGTCTTATGTTGGTCGTGAATTAGACACAGGCGAAGAGTATGACGAGGATTAGGTCATATTCAGAACTTAGTAGACTTCATACGTTTGAAGAAAGATTTGAATATTTGCGTTTAAATGGAGAAGTTGGTACTTCAACATTTGGGTTTGATCGTTATATTAATCAGCAATTTTATACCTCAAATGAGTGGAAAAGAGCTCGATATGATGTTATTGTAAGAGATAATGGCTGTGATTTAGGTATATCTGGGTACGAAATTTATGGTGCTTTGCTTATTCATCATGTTAACCCTATAAGTGTCGATGACATAATTCACGGTGAAGACTGGATATTTAATCCAGAATATTTGATTACAACGACACAAAATACGCATAATGCCATACATTTTGGTACGGATAAGCTACTTCCTAAGGTCGTTATTGCTCGTATTCCAAACGATACAAAACTTTGGTAGTAAGGAAGGTGAATTATGGAAGAAAGCATTCTAACAAGCACCAAGAAAATTCTTGGTTTAGATGAGGCTTATACAGCATTTGATTTGGACGTTATTACTCATATTAATGCCGCTTTCTCCATTCTTAGTCAGCTTGGTGTAGGCCCAGAAGGTGGTTTTTACATTGAAGATGCAACAGATGTTTGGGCTGATTATGTTGTTCCTCCTGATCAACTACATCTAGTTAAGACGTATATTTATCTGAAGGTTCGATCGCTCTTTGATCCACCTACTACTTCGTTTCTTATTGAAGCGACTGAAAAGCAGATTAAGGAATACGAATGGAGACTCAACATCTTCCGTGAGTATGCGCTTCCTGAATATGAGCTATCTAAGGATCATCCGCCCACTTACTCATATCCTAAGGAGGAAGCTTCGTGACTCAAACTGTTGAGGAATTTATTGAACATTATGGAGTCAAGGGAATGCGCTGGGGTCGACGTAGAGCTCGTAGTGAAAGAAGTACAGAACGTACTGTATATAAGAGAGCACCTAAGAAGCTAACCTCAGCTGAATTAGATAAACGAATTAAGAGAATGGAAACAGAGAAAAGATATAATGAACTTAATAAACGAGATATTGGCCGAGGTTCACAACTTGCGCATGAGATTCTAACTAATTCCGGTAGAACAGTTGCTACAACAGTTGCTACAGGTGCTGTATTGTATGCTGTTAAGAAGGCAATTGAGAAGAAGATGGGTCCTGGAGCAGCAAGCGCAATTACTAAGCGAGGTAAGTAATAGGAGGTGCACATTGACTCTATCTAATACTGCAACTCCTCATTATTATGAACAATTTCGTGCAGCTGTTCTTCGTGGAGAAATTCCAGTTAATAGAGAAATTTCTATGGAGATGAATCGTATAGATGATTTGATTGCGAATCCTAACATTTACTATGATGACATGGCCGTTCATGGTTTCATCAAGTATTGCGAGTTTGAACTTACACTTACTGATGGAAGCGATCTTCATCTTCTTGATACTTTTAAACTTTGGGCGGAACAAATCTTTGGTTGGTATTACTTTGTTGAAAGAAGTGTTTATCAACCAAATGAAGATGGACATGGCGGTCGTTACGTAAAGAAACTCATCAAGAAGCGATTGACAACTAAGCAGTATCTCATTGTTGCCAGAGGTGCCGCAAAGTCAATGTATGCCAATTGCATTCAAGCATACTTCTTAAATGTAGATACTGCAACCACTCATCAGATTACAACTGCTCCCACAATGAAGCAGGCCGATGAGGTAATGTCTCCTTTTAGAACTGCTATCACTAGAGCAAGAGGTCCTCTATTTAAGTTTCTAACAGAAGGTTCTTTGCAGAATACTACTGGCTCTAGAGCACAGAGAGTAAAGCTTGCTTCCACAAAGAAGGGCATTGAGAACTTTCTTACAGGTTCTCTTCTTGAAGTACGTCCAATGACCATCAATAAGTTACAGGGCCTTCGACCTAAAGTTTCTACAATTGATGAATGGTTGTCTGGAGACATCAGAGAAGATGTCGTTGGGGCTATAGAACAGGGAGCCTCCAAGATGGAGGACTATTTGATTGTTGCTATTAGTTCGGAAGGAACTGTTCGAAATGGTTCTGGCGACACAATCAAAATGGAACTCGCTACGATACTTAAAGGTGAGTATCAAGCTCCTCACATTTCTATCTGGCATTACAAATTGGACGAACTTGAGGAAGTTAACGATCCAGCTATGTGGATCAAGGCAAATCCTAATTTAGGTAAAACAGTTACATATGATGTTTATCATTTGGATGTTGAAAGAGCTGAGAAAGCTCCTGCAACTCGTAACGATACTCTTGCAAAGCGTTTTGGGATTCCGATGGAAGGTTATACCTACTTCTTTACTTATGAAGAAACACTTCCACATCGTATTAGAGAATTTTGGGGTATGCCTTGCGCTCTTGGGGCAGATCTCTCGCAAGGCGATGACTTCTGTGCTTTTACGTTTCTGTTTCCACTTTCAAATTATACGTTTGGAGTAAAGACTAGAAGTTACATTACCTCTTTAACATTGATGAAGCTTCCTGGAGCTATGCGAATGAAGTACGAAGAGTTTATTGCAGAAGGAAGTCTTCATGTTTTGGATGGAACAGTTCTTGACATGATGGAAGTTTATGACGATCTTGATGGTTTCATTCAACAAAGTGATTATGATGTGCGCTGTCTTGGATTTGACCCGTATAATGCTAAAGAGTTTGTTACTCGATGGGAAACAGAGAACGGTGCGTTTGGAATTGAGAAAGTAATTCAGGGAGCAAGAACAGAATCGGTACCTCTTGGCGAATTGAAAATTTTAGCTGAAGAACGTAAGCTTATTTTCGATCAAGAACTTATGTCGTTTGCTATGGGGAACGCCGTTACTTTGGAAGACACTAACGGAAACCGTAAGTTGTTAAAGAAAAGAGCTGATGAAAAGATTGATAATGTATCTGCTCTTATGGACGCATATGTCGCTTTCAAAGCTAACAAGGAGGCGTTCGAATGATGACTGAGGAAGAACAAGTACTTGCATATTTAGAACATTACGGCGTTAAGGGAATGCAATGGGGTCGGCGTAAGGCTCGACGGCTAAATAGTAATGCTATGCGAAGCGTTCAACAAAGACAATCGGAAATAGATGCGGGTAAAAAAGCTTTAGATAAACCAGCTAAGGAAAGAACTCCGCAAGAAAGACGTGCGGCTAGAGGTAGAAAAGCTGAATTAGGTTTTGATATAGTTAGTGGTGTTGTTGCAGTTGGTCTTGGAGCTGCTATGGTAGGCAGTATACTTAGTAAACATGGTAGTAGATCAGCTAAAAGTCTTACACCTCTTACTATCCCGCCATTTCATTTAAGAGGGAAGTAATAAAATGATAGATGATATTGCCCTTGGATTTTAGGAGGTGAATTTTGCCGATTCTAGATAGAGTAAAGAAGGCATGGAATGCTTTTCGTAATACGAATGATCAAGAAATTGATTTCGGCGGTACCTCGTCGTATTATGGCGGCAGTTCACCATCCCGTCAAAGACTCCATTTCTATTCCGAGCGTTCTATTGTCTCCTCTATTTATACAAGAATTAGTGTGGATGTAGCCGGGGTTCTGATTAAACATGTTAAGTTGGATGAAAAGGGTCGTTATTCTGGGGATATGAATAGTGCTTTGAATCAATGTCTTACTTTAGAATCTAATCTTGATCAAGCACCTCGAGCATTTAGACAAGACATCGCAATGACATTATTTGATAAGGGTGTTGCTGCGGTTGTTCCTGTAGATACAACTCGAAATCCCGCAACGAATGAGATCTTTGACATCTTTTCCATTCGAGTTGGAGAAGTTGTTACTTGGTATCCAAAGCACGTTCGACTTAGCGTGTATAATGAGAATCGTGGGCAACGTGAGGAGATTACTCTCGAAAAGCGTTATGTAGCTATTGTTGAGAATCCTCTTTATGCCGTAATGAATGAGCCAAACTCAACTCTTCAGCGATTGATTCGCAAGTTGAGTCTTCTTGATGCTGTTGATGAACAATCGAGCTCAGGAAAGTTGGACATCATTATCCAGCTTCCATATGTAATTAAATCAGAGGCTCGCCGACAGCAAGCAGAGAAGCGACGTGAAGACATTGAGTTTCAACTTAAGGGTAGTCAGTACGGTATCGCCTATACCGATGGTACCGAAAAGATCACACAGCTTAATAGGCCAGCGGAAAACAATCTTCTGAAGCAAGTCGAGTATCTTACTACTATGCTTTATAATCAACTTGGTCTTACAGAAGAAGTAATGAATGGTACGGCTGATGAAGAAGCTATGCTTAATTACTTCAATCGTACAATCGAACCCATCATTGATGCAATTATTGAAGCTATGCAAAGAGCGTTCCTTGGGCCCCATGGTACGCAGAAGGAAGAACGGATCAAGTATTTCAGAGATCCGTTTAAGCTTGTTCCTGTTAACGAAATTGCTGAGATTGCTGATAAGTTCACTCGTAATGAAATTCTAACAGCAAATGAGATCAGAAGCTTTATGGGAATTCCGCCAGCAGATGATCCAAAGGCAGATGAATTGAAGAACAGTAACATGCCTCAACCAGAAGATCCGGGGCCTAGCTCTCTTTGAAAGGAACAGTCAAAATGGAACCAGATTTCAGCGGCTATGCAACTAAGGCCGGTCTGAAGTGTTCTGATGGCCGAACCATCATGCCAGGCGCATTCAAGCATCAAGACAAGGCCAAGGTTCCGCTTGTTTGGCAGCATGGTCATACTGATCCAGAGAACGTTCTTGGCCACGCTATTCTCGAGAATCGAGATGATGGCGTTTATACTTATGGCTATTTCAATATGTCGTCCAAGGCGTCTCATGCGAAGGGTCTTATCGAGCATGGTGACATCAACATGCTTTCTATTTGGGCAAATGAACTCGTCGAACGAGCGGGTCGAGTTCTTCATGGTGCAATTCGAGAGGTGAGCCTGGTTCTCTCAGGAGCTAATCCAGGCGCTCTTATCGAAAACGTTACAATTCGTCATTCAGATGGTGGCGAAGACACTCTTGATGACGAGGCTATCATTTACTCAGGTCTCGAACTCGAGCATGCTAATGGTGATGATGACGAAGAAGACGATACTGATAATGAAGATGATGAAGAGACTGTGCAAGATGTTTATGATTCAATGAACGATAAGCAGAAGCAGGTTCTTCATTTCATGCTTGGTCAGGCTCTTAGTGATGCCGGCGAGCTAGAGCAAGACAACATCAAGGATGATTCCGACAATTCCGATCAGGAAGGTTCAACAATGACCCGTAACGTTTTCGAGAAGGGCGACAAGGAGACTTCGCCAGTTCTCTCGCATGCGGATGTTCAGGGCATTGTCGCTGATGCGACTAAGATTGGATCATTGAAGCAGGCAGTCGAGGCGTATGCTCTGGCGCATGGTATCAACCAAATCGACGTCCTCTTCCCGGAAGCTCAGGCGCTTACGTCTGCGCCCGAATTCTACACTCGTCGGACGGAATGGGTGAATTCGGTTCTTAGCGGCGCTCGTAAGACTCCGTTCAGCCGAGTCAAGACACACTGGGCGGATCTTACTTATGACGATGCCCGTGCGAAGGGTTATATTACTGGAACCGAGAAGCAGGAAGAGTTCTACGGCACTGCTCGTCGGGAGACCATGCCGCAGACTATCTACAAGAAGCAGAAACTCGATCGGGATGATATTCTTGACATCACCGATTTCGATGTTGTTGCTTGGATGAAGGGCGAGATGAGACTCATGCTCGATGAGGAACTCGCTCGAGCAATTCTCATTGGTGATGGTCGTACGGTTCCTGATCCGGATAAGATTCTGGAAGATCGTATTCGTCCTATTGCAACTGACGATCCTCTCTTTGCGATCCAGGTTCTTGTTGACCTAGCTGCTGGTGATATTGCGGACTTCGTTGATGCTGTCATTCAGTATCGTTCGCTATATCGTGGCAGCGGAATGCCGACGATGTACACCAGTGAAGGTCTGCTCTCCAAGACGATGCTTCTGAAGGATACGCTTGGTCGTCGTATCTACACTTCTCTCGATCAGCTTGCCACAGAACTTCGTGTTTCCTCGATTGTCCCCGTCGATATCTTCGATCCGGCCGCTGGCGCCGGTTCTGTTCTTGCCATTCTTGTCAACATGAACGATTATGTGGTTGGTTCTGACAAGGGCGGTCAGGTCAGCTTGTTCGACGATTTCGACATCGATTACAACCAGTACAAGTATCTGATCGAGACTCGGTGCTCGGGTGCTCTGGTTAAGCTGAAGTCAGCGATCGTTGTCAAGCAGGGAACATTCGTTCCTCCGCCTGCGGGTAGTGGGCATGTCATTGTCCCAGAACCTGCGAATGAGCGTCAAAGTGATCCGCCTGTCCATGGATCGCTTCCTGATGCTCCTGTAACACCGCTTGCAAGTGAAGCCAGGACTCCAAGGAAGCCCACTTCTGAATAGCTGATAAGGAGTCATGATGGCAAGATTTTACGGAGAAGTTGGTTATGCTGATTCCGTAGAAACTCCAGAAGGTTCTGGTGTGTGGGAAGATGTTATTACAGAGACAAAATATTTTGGAGATGTTATTCGTAACACACGAAAGACAGAAACTGGAGAAGGTCTCAATGACGATTTAACTGTTGGTAATTCTATCAGTGTCGTTGCTGATGACTATGCCATCAAACATTTCTTTAAGATCAAGTACGTGAATTGGGCGGGGGCTCTTTGGACTGTCACAAACGTTGAAGTTCGGAGTCCTCGTCTGATTCTTCATCTAGGGAGCGTTTACAATGGCCCAACGCCTTGAGCTCCAAGCTCTGTTGATGGAGATTTTAGGAACAGAACATGTTTATTTTCAACCGCCACCATCAGTTCAAATGGAATATCCATGTATTGTTTATCAACGAGATTATCTATTAACTAATTACGCTGATGATAAACCGTACAAGCTTAGAAAGCGATATTTGGTAACGATTATCGATCGAAACCCAGATAGTGATATTCCAGATAAGGTGGCAGAATTACCTCTATGCGTATTTGATCGTTTTTATACAGCTGACAACCTCAATCACGATGTTTTCAAACTTTTCTTCTAAGGAGAAGAACCGATGGCTGAACTTGTTTGGGATCAGATTGGCGATCGTTACTACGAAACTGGCGTCGATCATGGAGTGCTTTATGTTCCAGATGTGGCTGGCGTTTATGCCACAGGCGTTGCTTGGAACGGTCTTGTTAGTGTCACTGAGTCACCAACTGGAGCCGAAGCTACCGCTCAGTATGCCGATAACATTAAGTATCTGAACCTCATTTCGGCAGAAGAGTTTGGTGCAACGCTCGAAGCGTTTACTTATCCTGAGGAATGGGCTCAATTCGATGGCCTTGGTGTTCCTGAGCCAGGAGTCTTTGTCGGCCAACAGCCTAGGAAGATGTTTGGGCTTTCCTATCGCACTCGAGTTGGTAACGACATCGAGGGTGATGCCTATGGCTATAAGCTCCATCTCGTTTATGGTTGTATCGCTAGTCCTTCGGAAAAGGCTTATAACACCATTAACGACTCCCCAGAAGCGATTACTTTCAGCTGGGAGATCACTACCACACCAGTGCCTGTAACTGGATTCAACCCAACTTCACTGATTGTGGTTGACTCAGGTATTGTTGATGCAGCGGATCTTACATTGCTTGAAACTGAGTTGTATGGTGGAGCTGCTTCTGAAGCAAATCTTCCTACTCCAGACGAAGTTCTTGCAATGTTTACTGGTGCTGTTCTGGCTCGTAAGACTTCTAAGAGTTCTGGTAGTAAAGAGTCTTCTGATAAGTCTTAGTAATAGTAGGAGATTAGAGAATGCTCAAAATCATTGTTGAAGGTACTGAATACTATAATGAAGAAACAGAGACTTTTGAAACTGTTGGTACTATTGAATTACGATTAGAGCACTCTCTAATCTCCCTGTCAAAATGGGAGTCAAAACACCAAAAGCCTTTCTTAACTAATTCTACTAAAACTACAGAGGAAATTCTCTCTTACATACGATGTATGATTCTCAATGAAGATTTCCCAGATGACATCGTAAGTAGGCTTTCACAAAGAAATGTCGATCAGATTAATGCTTATATCGAGTCAAAAGAATCTGCAACTACGTTTGGTAAGCTTCCCGAACAGAAAGCTCGAGGTGAAATTATTACCTCAGAGCTCATCTACTATTGGATGGTAGCATTCACTATTCCGTTTGAATGTGAAAGATGGCATCTTAACAGATTATTCGCTTTAGTTCGTATTTGTAACATCAAGAATGCTAAACCAAAGAAAATGTCGAAGAGTGAACTTGCCATGCGGAATCGTGAGCTAAACGCACAACGTAGAGCAGAACTAAATACTCGAGGGTGATTGGAGGTTAAATGACCACACTTACTTGGGATGGTATTGGTGAACGTATTTTCGAAACGGGTGTTAGTAATGGTGTCTTCTATGACTTTGTAGGCGCTGGTGTTGCATGGAATGGTCTAATTTCTATTGATGAGAACATTGATACCGAAGTTGAACCTGTTATTTTTGATGGATTAAAGATTGATGACATTGTAACGCTAGGTAATTTCTCTGCTACATTAAGGGCATTTACTTACCCTGATGAGTTTCTTCCATATGAGGGAATTGTTGAAACAGACTACGGTGTTATGGTAACTGATCAACCTTATGAACGTTTTGGATTATGTTATCAAACACGAGTTGGCGATGACCTCAATGGTTTGGAAGGAAACTATAAAATTAATGTGATTTATAATCTAACAGCGCTTGTTTCAACCAAATCTTATCAAACAATGGCGCTTGAATCAGAACCACATGAATTTGAATGGACTGTTTCTGCAATTCCGGAAGAAATCGAAAACTATCGCCCTACAGCTCATCTTATATTTGATAGTCGTAAAATTGCTCCGGAGGTTATGTCCAAAATTAAAGAGGTACTTTACGGAACTGATACTCAAGATGCATATCTTCCTCCAGCAAGTCAGCTCGTTAAGATGATCAAGGATTGGGTTCTCACTCCACCGTAAGGAAAGACCATGATCCAAGTAATTTCAACAGGTAATACCAAAAATACTGATAAATTTCTTAAATTCATGAAGAGTGGAAAAGCATTTAAAGATCTTGATCGTTACGGGCGTCAAGGAGTGGATCTTCTTTCTAGTGCTACACCTGTAGAAACTGGTAGAGCAGCTTCATCATGGGGTTATCAAATAGGACATACGAATGGAGTTCATTCTATTAGTTGGTTTAATACAGATAGAGAAGGTGGCGTTAATGTCGCTGTTATTCTTCAATACGGACATGGTACTGGAACTGGCTGTTAGGTAAAA